GAGCCGCACCCAGAGGCGCGAGTGTGTGAGAATGCACAGTTACTATACATGAGAGTTGAGGAGGACAAGCCATGGGAGATACCCTAAACAAAGTAACACCGGAAGAGTGGGATAACGTAACAAAGCCATACGGCAAGCGTGGTAAGGTAGTCGATGCTATCAACCCTACGCACTATACGCGGTCAGGTATACAGCCCATAGATTACCTGAAGTCTATGCTGACTAAAGATGAGTATCATGGGTATCTACGTGGTAGTATTACCAAGTATCTGCACCGCTACACTGATAAGAACGGCGTAGAAGACCTGCGTAAAGCACAGTGGTTCCTCGGCAGGTTGATTATTGAGGTAGAGGACAATGGCAGTTAGAGTACCACGTACACGAGCAGGCAACACGTGGACGGAGAGTAGATACTTCCAGTTCATACGCTCCGCACTACGTGCTGCCTTCTCACGGTACCCTGTGAAGTACGCTGTTAAGAACGCAGCGAGGCGCGAGGTAGTAGGCGGTGGCAGGCAAAAGTACGAGTACCAATGCAACAGATGCAAGGAATACTTTTCGGCGAAGGAAACCGAGGTAGATCATCTGACCCCAGCGGGTAGCTTGAAGTGTTACGATGATCTACCCGGTTTTGTCGAGAGGATGTTCTGCGAGGCTGACGGTATGCAGGTACTGTGCAAGCCCTGCCATAGGGGCAAGACTAACGCAGATCGGAGGACTCGAAATGAAACAAGCTAAAGAGAGTATTACAGGCGACTTGATTGTACTGTCTATACTCATAGGCTTCTTTGTCTATGTGATGTGGATTGACCCGATAGAGGCAGCAGAGGAGGGACGCACATACGAACTGTACACTGATGCGTACCCCGTAGGCATGACTACTAACGAGCACGGTGAGTTCACTTACTGGATCGTCGAGTGGTCGTGGCTAGACTGTGCGGGTAACATACATCGTGTACGGCAGGACGTCGACGTAGTAGGTAGAGGTAATCAACATGACGTGATAGAGCAGGGCATTAAACAGCTACTCGCACGTCCCGAGATTGATGAGATACTGGCGTCGGTGTGTGAGGACCCGCCGACTAAATTAGAGGTAGAACAATGAGCACGATTAAATTGAGAATGAATTATTATAACGAGTGGGATAAATTCGCAGCCGAGTGGCTGAAAGAATTGATCGAAGATGGCCTCATTCCGAAAGGTGAGGTTGATACCAGGAGCATAGCAGATGTCGAACCATCAGACCTCAAAGGATTTACACAATGCCATTTCTTCGCGGGAATCGGGGGATGGAGTAGAGCATTACAGCTCGCAGGATGGAGTCCAGACAGACCTGTTTGGACAGGAAGCCCACCCTGCCAGCCATTCTCAACAGCAGGAAAGCAACAAGGGACAGATGACGAGCGACACTTGTGGCCTCACTTCTTCGATCTCATCCGCCAGTGCAAACCTGCAATCGTTTTTGGCGAACAAGTTGCCTCGGCAATTAGAACAGAGTGGTTCGATGATCTACAAGCTGACATGGAAGCAGAAGGTTACGCCACGGCAATGGCCGTATTGCCAGCTTGTGGCATCGGCGCACCGCACAAAAGGGAGCGGCTCTTCTTCGTGGCCGACTCCAATGCACACCGATGGAACGAAGGCTTGCAACAGGTACAGGGAAAACTTCCAGAACGGGTTGGGGGTGATAGCGTCAACGGTGACGTTCTGGTCTACCCCATCGACTCAAGACAATCCGCAAGTCAGGGGCGAGGGCAAGGCAGCGAATGCACCGACCCGTGGAACGACTTTGGGCGGGGCTGCGAGGATGGTTCAGCCGTGGGGAACGCCGAATGCAATGGACTCAATGGGGGCGAGGTCGGACGAAGCTCTAGCCAGAGCGAAGAAGAAAGCTGGGTGCAGCAATGTGAAGGATCAGGTGCCGGTCTTATCTACTGCCGAGACGGAAAGTACCGTCAAATTCCAACTGAACCCGCGCTTTTCCCTCTGGCTAATGGGATACCCAATCGAGTGGGCATACTGCGCGGAGCGGGTAACGCCATTGTCCCGCAAGTCGCTGCGGAAATCATAAAGCAATTTGTCTAATGACTAAATTAGAGGTAGAACAATGAGCACGATTAAAGACTTGACTAATGGGTTCCTGATAGCTACGGTATGCTTGGCACTGTACCTGTATCACCAGTCGTTCACCGAAATCAGTGAGTTAACGCAGTATATCGCTAACATGCAAGCCCAACAGCAGCAGGTAGTGGAGTACATCCAGTATCTGGAGCAGGTATGTAGCCTACAGGGAGGTCCGGCAGCATGAGTAGAACTACCTACAAGCTACGTGTCGGAGGTACGTCACGTTGTAGGTGCTCTGTCTGCGGCGAGACGTTCGGAGGGTTGAGAGCGTTCGATACGCACCGTGTCGGAGAATGGGATAGCCGTCAATGCCTAGACTTATCGGAGGGTGATAGCATCCCAGTAGGCAGAGGCGGCCTAACCTTTGAGATAACTGAGTGTGACCGTGGTACTTACTGGTCACTGGAACGTAGAGGATAACACCATGCTACAGCAACTAGCTATACTGTTTCCGCTGTTCGGGATACTGGCAGCGTTGAACATCATATTGTTTATGTACGTATACGAGAATCTCTGGGGCCGTAAGATCAGAGAAGACTTTGAATCTATTAAGAGGAGTGTGGAAATTGAGAAGTACTATCGACCGACTTCGCGGGACTGAGATACTCTTGACAGTAATACTATCGGATGTTATACTGATAGTAGCACTATGGGCATTAACCACTACATTACTAGCAGCAGTCGAGGTAACACCGATATGAAGCACCTTATAATTCCTGATACGCAAGTCAAGCCGGGAACTGACATGTCTCACTTACGCTGGGCGGGCAAGTTCGCAGCAGATAAGAAGCCTGACGTTATCATACACTTGGGCGATCACTATGACATGCCATCCCTGTCAAGCTACGACAAGGGCAAGCGTTCATTCGAAGGACGCAGATACAAGGCAGACATCGAAGCTGGTAACCGTGCGATGGACATCTTCATGGAGCCTATCAATCGCATGAACGGACAGCTACGACGAGCCGGTAAAGAAGAGTACAAGCCTAGGCTGGTCTTCCTGCTTGGCAATCACGAGCATCGCATCGAGCGCACTACGCAGGAGCATCCAGAACTGGAAGGTATCCTCGGATATCACGACTTTAATCTGGAGCAGCACGGCTGGGAAGTACATCCGTTCAATGAGGTGGTTATCATCGACGGCATAGCGTACACTCACTACCATACCAGTGGCGTGATGGGACGTCCTGTCACTAGCGCACGCATCATGCTGAATAAGAAGATGATGTCCTGTGTGATGGGGCATGTGCAGCAGCGTGACGTAGCGTTCGCACACCGTGCAGACGGCAAGCGTATGATCGGCCTGTTCGCTGGCACGTACTACCAGCACGACGAGGACTACCTCGGCCCGCAGGGTAATAACCAGTGGCGTGGGCTGTGGATGTTGCACGAGGTAGACGATGGAGGCTGCGATGAGATGCCAGTCAGCATCAACTACTTGGAGAAGAAATATGGCGGGGAGTAGTCACTACTTCGACGCACGCACTGAGCAGTACGTAGAGTACACTGACGCTAAGGAGCAAGTGTACTCTGCAAAGTGCCGTACGGCGGACATTAAACTTGTAACTACGGTACCCAAGGCGGAGGCTAAGCGTATCCGTGAGGACATAGCAGTAGATATAGCAATCAATCAGGGCTACAACGCTGTTGGTATACGGAGGAACATATGAGTGAACTGATTAGTGACGAGTACAAGGCACAGATCAGACAGGTTCACGAGGAGTCAGAAGGACGGTGGGGTGCTACGGCGTCCTCCCGTTGCTACGAGATTGCCGAGTGGGTTAACGGACATATCAAGCGTGGGGCCATAGACATGCTAGACTATGGCAGCAGCAACGGTAAGCTACAGAAGCAGCTACGTCGACGAGGCCTGATACCGGAAGACTTCGAGATCGTCGAGTACGATCCCGGCTACGAGGACAGGCTACACAAGCGTGCGTGTGATCTGGTGCTGTGTGTTGACGTGCTGGAGCACATCGAGCCTGACCTGCTGGATAACGTACTGGTCGATCTCAACCGTAACATGATAGACGTGGGATACTTCAGCATCGCCCTGTACCCTGCACGTAAGATACTACCTGATGGACGCAACGCGCATCTGATAGTAGAGAGTGAGGATTGGTGGGTTGACAGGCTGAAGCGTTACTTCCATGTTGACATAACGCACGTTCGTAACAAGAACGGCAATGCTACGCTAGACTGTAGCGTGCGTCCTATCGTACTACCTACTGAGGAGGTGAACGTACATGGCAAAGTGTCCTAACTGTGG